ATTTTGCCTTGCCATAGGGTTTCCTCAATTTACTTAAGAGTATTTATAATAGTTTTAGTAGGTTCCAATTGAATCATACCAATCCTGATCCAAAGTTTGTTGTCTTCTTGTTGTATCCATTGTTACACTGTAACCATCAGAATCATTATCATCGAATGTCGGTAGTGATGGTGATAGAGCAGTAAGAATATTTGGATAGCTACTATCAAGTTCAGATAGAGTCTGATCAGAATCAAGTGGTAGTAGATCGATACGGTAAGTTGTGCTGGCACTATCAATAAGACCTGTAAGATCTGCAGAAGGCTGACTGGTAAGATCAAACAGAGCTTCACCAGTTGTAACAACGTCAGTAGAAACAACCTTAGCAATTTCAGGCATGAGTGTGTCGATACCCGTTGCGTTTACAGATGCAATTTGAACCTGACCACCAAGATACATTCCAGCCGGGTGTGCAAATAATTTATAGACTTCTCTCCAAGTATCAATAGGAATATCAGACTTGATTAGAATTGCTAACACTTGATATAGTTTATCATCAGTCAAAAATCTCTGTGACTCAGCACCTATCTTAGATGCATTCGATACAATTTGTTCACCTGCAGCATTACTACTGTCTAAAGAATAGTCTACAAGTGGACCAACTTTGAAAACCTGTTCCTTAGGATATATGACTTCAGGGTCTGTGCCAAAGAAAGCTCTGAAGAACTGTTGGATACTATAACGAGTGCCCTTAGATCTATAAAGAATATTAGAAAACTTCGAAGCTTCACGTTTATTGATAAATCCACCAAAGTAAGCTTGACCTAGTAGAATCTCATCTTCAATGTATTGCAAAAGATCAGTATCAACTTGTGTTAGATCCCTTGAACGATATAGATCTCTTACTTTTTGATCTGGATTACCTGTTTCTTCCATCCACTCATAATAAGCTTCTAGAAGTGTAATTATGTTTGGATATTCATCAATAAAATGTTCAGGTAATACATTTGTAACCTCAGATCTCTGAAGGTTTAAATCTCGTCTATTATTATCTCTGAGTGTTTTATCTAGTTGTGTCATTAAACATTCGCGGTTGTTGTGATTGCAGTAGCGCCAGAAGCATCGGCATCATAAACAAGCAGATTATTTCTTGTTGGTGCAATAGAACTCTGATTAGCTGGTACAACAGATAGTTTGATATAGTTAACCGAACCAACAATAGATGAAGGTGTAAAGTATGTCAATGTCACTACACCTGTCGTTGCAGCGTATGAACCCAAATTATCGACAATTACGTCATTTGTTCCATTTGCAATAATCTGTAGTGTGTTACTGCTCAAAGCATTTTGGATTCTACATGAAACACCCTCATAAACAAATGATGAGCTGGTAATTCTTAAGTTAACATCATCTGGTGCCGCAATGGCTGTTGGGAATCTTAATGTAAATGTACTATCATTAGCAATAGCTGTAATAGAGGTTCTGATTGAAGTGTATGAACTAGTTGAATATTGAGAAATCAAGGAGGCTGCAGCATTATAACTGTTTTGTGAAATTAATCTAATTGCACTATTGAGTTCATCATTAGGGATAGTAAAGTTAGTCAATGTCTGAATAGTACTAGAGATTGAAGGTGCTGTAGGCACAAATCGTTGTTGCATCTTTACTTCAGCTCTAGATGATAAGATAGCAGGGTTAGATTCATCAATTAATGTAAGCAAATTAGAACGTCTAAATGACTGGTCAAAACCACCCGTATTATCTGTAAAGTATTGAGATATAATGTCTAGTACATTAGATTGTACGGAATTTACTGTCAAAGATGTTAACTTTGGATTAAAGTCAAAGAAGTTCTGAACCTCAATATATGTAGTTACCGGATCTGCAAATCTAAGTCTAAATGATATAATAGCTAGGTCATCTGACAATTGCCTAATACCTAACTTAGTGTTTGCTTGAGTTAAGGCTGTCACATCATCTTCAAATAATATAGAAACATAGACTGCACCAAATTCAGGATTTGTATTATCCTCACCACCCCAAGCTTTGATATCTTTAATAAGTGTAGAATAGTTACGAAGAATAAGAGATGAATAGTCAGCCGCTGTCACCATTCTGTTTTGAGTTGCATACTGAAATGGTGCATTCTTACGAATAGATTCAATAGATTCTTTTACTTCACCACCGACACTGTTTGTAACAGTCGTAACTGTAATAGCTGCATCGGTAATACCACCACCTGTAAAGTTATTTGCAGCAGTAAATAGTGTAGCACCATTAGCTGGTTCACCCTTTGTAGAAAGATATAAGACCTCGATCTTCGAACCTGCTTGAGGGGCAACACCAAATGTTTCACCGTCACCAAATGATAGTTCAAAGTAACCGTTCGGTGCTTCTTTTAGAATGTAAATGGTTGACTGGGCATTAATAGTTGTAGCATTAATAATGTTAGTATAAACAGAAAATGTTGAACTTGTTGTACTTTCGTAGACACGTACAGTCACAGTATCAGCATCAATGTTAGCATCAGGAATTACATATGTAGGATTATCCTCATACTCACCAACTAGGAATGTCTTTGTCTTTTGAGTACCCTCATAGATAGGTAACTCGTTTGAACCATTAGCATTTACAAATTCATAGAATCCAGTACCATCATCGGTGGCATAATATGTTTCAATTGTCTGGAACGTATAGTTTACATCATCAACTGAAGTTGTAAATGTTGTTCTAGCCGGCAATGAGATAACAGCATCACGACCAGCATCTGATGATGACAGACTAATATTAACTGTAGCCTGTGCTGCCGTGTCAGTATCAGGAATATAACCAATTCCCTCGGCAAGAGACACAACAGAACTTCTTAATTGTGCAGTACTCAGATAAGATTCGTTAAGTGCAAAGTTTGCAATCAACGAGTTGAAGTGCGTATTATAAGCTAACACATCAAGGATGTTAGAAAGACCAGAGGCTTCAAAGTTGTAGTCTCTGAACTCTTCTCTAGCAGCTAGGTAGGTCTTTAGATTATTTTTGATATTTGTAAAATCTAAAGCGGTTGAAGCTATTGTTGTTGCCATATTATCTTAACCTTGATATAACTGTTGTAAACACTACAATCTCTTTAGTGTTGATTACTTGAAATTCTAACGTGACGTCTAGACTGTTTTCATCAGGCCTAGTGTTGACGTCAATCTTTAATATTTTTGCTCTAGGCTCATATGTTTGTATAGATCTAATAATATTGCTTTTTATATCAGTCTTAATATCGTTATAAGCTAGTTCAAAAAGAAACTCTCTAATGTTAGCACCAAATCTTGGCTGAAATGGTTTCTCAAAATGGTTTGTTTGTATAAGATTCTTTACAGCCTGTTTTACAGCTGCTGCATCTCTCTTCTTATAGATCTCGCCATTTGGTTTGGCTGTAAATGTTAGATCAATATCAGAATAAAGACGACTTCTACTAGTAATGAGGGTACTAGTATTTAAATTGCCGTCTTCTTTTGATAGAACTCTTGTTGTAGCCATTACTCAAATCTTTTTCTTTTATTTATATCAACGATTTTCAATATAACCATTCCAGTAATTATTAAATGATTTACCGGCCCATCGTGAATCACCAACTTCAGTATAATCCCAGGCGTTATATCCACCTGGAACACCAGCTAGACTTGTTGGACGAGTGTCAACGTGTAAAATTGTAGGACCAAATCCAAAGCCTTTAAATCCAGCTTTCAGTGCTGCATCAACTAATTTTATTTTTTGTCCATTACTCAGACCTGTTATGCCGATGTCTAATGCTCTACCAAAAAAATGTTGTGAAGTATTGCCAACGCGTTTCGATGTTTCCTTAACAAGAGCATCATTAATAGTGAGTGGGCCTTCGTAAAAGTCCTGCATTCTAGCGTATTCATTATTAAGTAGATTCTTCATAGTTTCTAAAGCACCGGGTCTCATCTTTGAACTTGTTCCGGCTAATGTATCAACAATTGGTACTACAATATCGGGACCAGGAGGATTAGGATTAGGTATTGTAAGTAAATTAAGTCCATATCTACCACCTACTCCAGTAGGTAATTCTACTTTTGTCGTAGCTGATTGTGTAGTAACAGGTGTGGTTGTACATTCTACTAATTCACCCTGAGACAACTTATTACCATTAAACTGGGTCTCTACAGTTCTATTAAATCTGCCAACCCAACTATTACTAATTTCTGGCATAATAATAATGAGCTGTGCGTCTAATTCTTTGTCTGCATCATAAGTGTCATATGATAGAATCATCTTGTCAAATAGCAGTGTGTCTTTCCAGTATTCAGCCAAGTCAAATATGACAGCTGGATCTGATCTACCGTCTAAATCAACGAGGTCGTAAACTACGGCCTGCCCTTTGAGTTTTAATAGGTTTAACCCACTCGCAGTTTCTGCAGGACCTGGTCTATAAACACCCTCTTGTACGATCAGTCTATAATCAGAAAACGCAGCTTTATTCGTTGCAATAGAACGCATCACCTCTGCTTGTAGGTATAGTTGACGAGCTAACTGACGTAATTGTTGTTCATCTTTAATGAAACCTAAGTTAGTAGGGTGTCCGGTCGATCCTAAGAACTTGGCGATAGAAACACCTGGTGCTAATTTAGTATTAGAGGTAATAGACACCGCAAAGTCTGGATTATATACAGGATCTGGTAAGATACTAGATACTAGATTTGTTGGTAAGAATGGATCTGAATTTGAAGTAATCTTAACGTTACCAAATCTAATTTGACCAAACTTAGGAGTACTATTTGCACTGACAACCCTACCAATACCAGGAGGTGCAACATTCGTATAGTTACCCGATAGCACACCTTCAGCTACAGCCTGTGTAGTGAAGTCCTCTACAGCTAAATTATTAGGATCTCTTAATCTAGATCTTACAAGACCTGTAGTTAGATTTAGATCTGACAAACCGCCATACACATCAGTTTTATTTACATTATTTTTGATAAAGTTTCCATCATCGATCGAAACAATCTTAATACCATTATTTGACTTTGTAAGATAAGTAGATACATTATCAGCTGTAGGTTGAACAAATGATGGTTCACCTGGATCTGATGGATAGCTAGCTGATCCTGAACCACCAAGTGCGCCGGCTGTATTCGCGCCTGTCGCTTTATCAGCTAATGCAGCAAACTTAGCTTTACCAATGAGATTACCGTAGAATGTTGGGGCTGCAACTGAACCTTCAAAATCGCCTTCATTTCCCTTAACATGAATACCTGGACCACCAATAGTACCAGTAGAACCAAACATCGACAAACTTGTTGCAACTGTATTTAAATCTGCAGTTGACATGTTAATCTGTTCTTCTGAAGTAAATGTTGTAATACCACTAGCTACATAATTAGCATCACCATCTACGTTGTTACTAAATGTACCTTTAACGTTATTTGATAGACCAGCCAACGATGTATGTACAACCTGACCTGCAGATGTTCTCGATGTGCCTTGTCCGACAGTCTCACCAAGTGATGCACCCACCTTAGTTCTATGAGAACCATTTACATCCATATTGTAGTTACCATTAGACTTTACATTAAAGTTAGCGCACTCAATATTAAAATCACCAGTAACCTTTAAATTTAAGTTACCTTTATAAACAAGATTACCCTCACCCTCAACAACAACTGTATGATCGTCTGCAGTTAGTTCAACTTTATTTTTAGTTGATGTGACTAGAACTGTACCATCACTTCTTAGTTCTACACCTGATCCAGTTCTGTGCTTAATTAGAACTCGTTCATTGCCTGGTGTATCATCAACTTCGATGATGTGACCTGATACTGATTCAGAGACTTGATTGTGTGGGTATTGTGATGGTGCCTGTGGAGCTAGACCTAATGAAAGACCTAGGTCACCACCACCGGTGTACAACTCATTACGTGCTGCGCCTGTTGCAGCAAAGTTCAAATTAGAACTAAAGAAGTATTCAGACTTCGGATACTGAGCTGTAGGTTCTTCACTGTTGTCCGGACTGACACCTTGAGACTGTGTAGTTCCCTCAGATGTAGATAGACTTGTATCTAAATTTTGATTTGTAGTTGTCATATCAAACCTTCACTTTAATAAGTTCTGCTCTTGTATAAGGTGGTTGTTCTGATGGATTATCATAAACATTTTTCTTGCCAAATAGATTTTCCATTTCAATGATTACATCAAATCCTGGATCTCTTTGAGTTCTATCAATATCATTATGTCCCATGATCTGTATTCCTGGTCTTGCTGCATATGATGCTATACAAAACTGCTGGAATGTTTGTATTTGTTTGCTTGTCAAGGAATCGGCTGACAAGAATCTTTTCGGATTAGTCGTACCAGTAGGAGCATTGATACCGCCGACAAATGCAATTTGAATTGAATAGTCCTCATGATTATTATTCAAAGATCCACCTTCATAAACTGTAGGACGTCCTCTCTGCAATGAACCGTCTTTTCTTATAATATAATGATAAGGTATAGAATCACCGGCTCTACTCATAATGTCTTGAATATCACCAGCATCAATGTCTTGGTTATTGAAATGCTCTGTCCAGTGCACAATAACCTCTGTTATTTCTCTGGTGATACTCTTTAAATCTACCTCTAATTCTTCCATCGATGAGACATAAGAGAAGTTATGACTTTTTGGCGTGTTTGCAAAGTCCCAGGTCTTAGCACCAGTATCGATGTTATTAGTGATTGTGGGTATGTTACCAGTAGGTGTAACAATATTACTACTTGCTCTGTTATCTATACCGCGTAAAGCATCTCTTAATTGTCCTGGCGGTAGATCAGAATACTTAGTCAAAAAATCTACAGCTTGGTTTATCTTTGTTTCTGTACCCTCACTTACTAGGCTTAGAACAAAACTCATATCAGATTCAGGCAAGGTAATCCGAACACCACCTAAAGTTGTTAATGATCCTACAATACTTCTACCGTTACCTGTAAGAGCTTCAGAAACATTTTCTATAATAGATCCAAAACCTTTATTTAATTCATTATTAATTCCAATAACAACCTTTGAAAACTCGCCAAGTAAACCAGCTCTAAACTTATTAAAGCTA